CCAGGGCGTGCCGATCCAGCTCCGCGCCTCGGCGATGACGTCTTGTCTATCGGGCATCGGGGGTGCGGAAATACAGATCGTTGCCGGGCACGAACGGCTCGCCGCGGAAATTCAGGATGTTGTCGAAGGTTTCGCGGCAAACGCTCAGGGACTTGGCGCAACCGGCGCGCAGTGTGATCGCATCTCCCGGCGCCACGTCGAACGGCATGGGCAGGAACAGCTTGATCCGCTTGTTCGCCAAGTCCCAGGATTTGATCTCCATGCCGAGCCCCGCATTGGCGGACGTGGGCGAGGCCGACGCCGGAAAGGTCAACAGGCCGCCCGTGAGCAACGCATCCGGCGCATCCCCGGCATAGGTCAAAGTAAAATCGCGGTTGTCGGTCACCGCCGCCACACTCGCCTCGGCGGTCAGGGCGCGGAGGCTCTCCCAGATCACGGTGCCGTCGTTGGTTTGCGCGCCCACCGTGGTGTTCCACACTGGCTCGCTGGCCCCCGACGTGCCCGCGCCGAGGCATTTGAAATGCCGGTCGTTGAAGACCGTTGGCCGGGCCACGGACCCGAGGGCGGCGTCCTGGTTCTGTCGCGCCGTATAGGCCGTCGTTGCCTGCCACACGGGCGGCAGAGTGCGCACCTTGCACCGGATATCCCCCAGATCGGCGCGGCAGGCGGCGCTATAGAGCTCGCCGATCTCCTGCGCATAACGCTCGACCAGGCCGCGCAGCTCGGCGACGAACATGGTCCCTTCGGTGCGGATCTCGCCGATGTGGCCGCGGCGGTGCTTCAGCGCCCCTTGCGCCGGTTCCGCAATGTTCACATCGAAGATCTTCACCTCCGCGAAATCGTATCGCCCGGCGCGGATGTCCTCGGCCGTCACCGCCGCCGATTCCAGAACCCCCGCCACGTCCAGGTTATCGACGGCCAGGCCCGCGGCATTCTCGATCCGCGTGCGGGTAAACCCGGTGGCCGCCGCATAGGTCTCGAGCCCGTCGCCATCGCCGAGATCGAATGCGATGTCGCGATCATGGGACGTGAACCCCATGACAGTTCCGTCGGCGCGCTTGATCTTCCAGCAGGTGGCCAGGCTCAGGGCCACGCCCTGCAGGTGCGCCGCCAGGCCGCTTGAGACAGTCTTCATGCGATATCCCGAATTTCGATGATAGGCAGCGCGGCAATCGCCTCGCGGGCGTGGGTCACCTGGCGGATCGCCAGGCTTTCCGTATCGAAGCGCACCGGCACATCGAATTCGAAATCGGCCGTCAGCACCGGCGCCGGCGAACCGCCGGCCAGGGGCGCGAAGCTGACCACGCCGGTCGCCGTATTCACGGTCGCGGAGAGCGGCGCACCATTGCGATACACCTGCACCGTACCGGCCACCGGTTTCGTAATCGTGCGCTGGTAGGTGCGCGGACCGCTGGTATAGTCGCGCACCAACTGCACACTGGTCTCGCCGCCGGCAACCGCGGCGATGAGCACCTGGCCGGTGGTCTTGAAATCCGTGTGATCCTTGAATCGAAAGCCGCGCAAGCGGCCTTGCCGGGCGTACCAGAACGCGATGATCGCCTGCAGATCGGCGCTGCTTTGAATGCCCGGGGCCACGTCCCAGCGGCCGCGGCTGGCGCTCCATTCGCCGTTGCGCTGCTCGTGACCGCTGCCGAGAACCACCACCTCGGTGCGAAAGCGCGGGCCGCCGATCGCGCCGAACTCGATTTTGCTCGGCAGCCTGATTTCGTCGAAGCTCATCGGGTGACCCTTCGCCTGCTCTTTTCCGCCCTAGCGGTTGCGCCGGCCGCGGCGCACCGCATCCACCAGCATCGCGTCGATCTGGCCGCGCGACTCGGTAAAGGCGCTCGGGCTGGGTGTCTGAATGACGATAGACCCAGGATTGAAGACCACCTCGCCGCCGTGTTGGCGAAGGGCCGCTTCCTGTGCCGGGGTTCGCACCGTCTCGCCGCGATGCAGGATCGCCGGCACCTCGTTGGCGCCCAGCCGCGGTTGCAGCCCGACGACTCCGCCACCGGCAAATCTTGGCGCGTCATCGAACAGTGTCACCGGCACCCGGCGCCCGCGCCCCGATGTCTGGCCGGCCACGCCGCCGCCATGGAACAGGGCGGCGAAGAGGCCACCGCCCTGGCCTTGCCCGCCGCCACCGCCCAGCAAGCCGGAAAACACGTTCGCCAACGGCCGTGTCGCCAGCTGGCGCGTCAGCACCCGCAGGATATCCCCCTCCAGGCCGCTCAAGACGCCCGAGAGCTTGCGCCCGCCCAGCGCCGCGGCTTCGAACGCCGAGGCAAAGACCGACCCAAGCCCCCGCGCCGCCGAGGACAACTCGGCGAATGGATTGCCGGTCCCGGCCGCGCGGATCGATTCGTCGAACGACGTGGCCGATTGGCGCAATGCACCCAGGCTTTTCTCGGCCGGCACGGCGGCGCGGTCGAGGGCGGTGAATTGCCGCCCCATGCTGGCCGTTGCCGATTGGGTGGCGCGCTCGGCCTTCTGCAGTTCGCCGCGAAACTGGCTCAGGTCCGCCTCGAGGCGCACCTCCAGCCTGTCTAGTTCTGGCATTCTGGCATCCTGGCATCCTATGGTTTGCGCGCGGGACGGTCGGGGAACCGTTTTTTCATGGCCTCGAGGGCCGCCACCTCGTCCGCCGACAAGGCCGCATCCGGGCGTTGAACGCAGTTCGCTTCCACCCAACCTTCAAAGGCAGCCCAGAATTCGTGCGGTGTTGCCCGCCAGAACACCTCCGGCGTCCAGCCCAGGCGGCCGAGCGCAACCTTCATGTAGGCGTGGGCGGCGTCGGCCGGCGCGCCGTCCGATCGGACGGCGACAGCGTGGGCTCTTTTTTTTCCGGCGCCCCGCCGAAGGCATAATTGCGGCAAAAATCGAGCAGCACGCCGATGACCGCATGCGTGCCATCCTCGACGATCAGGGCACCCAGGCGATCGCGCTCGACCGTGTGACCGGCGCTGGCCAGGCACGCCTGGGCGAAGGCCACAAGGTCTCGGGCCGTGATCTCGGCGCTCTCCAGCCTGCGGCCAATCTCATAGAGGCTGGTGCCGGTCGCATCCTCGATATGGCACACCGCCCCGAAGGATGGGCTCAACACATAGGCTTGGCCGCCCAAGGACAGCGTCACCTCGCCGCGCGCCCGGTTGGCCACGGTCACGCCGCCAGGTAGTTCGGCGTGCCGTGCGAGTTCAGGGTCAGGGAATAGGTCTCCGCCCCGTCATGGTCGCCGCCCCGCTCGTAGTTGGAAATCTGGAACCGGCATTCCAGGGTATCGCCGTTCTCGAACGTGATCTGGAACCAGTTGATGGTTTGGTCGAAGGCCCATTGCCGCACGGTTTCTTCAACGGCGGAATCCTGGAAGATCCCCGTCGCCGCAATGGCGATCGAGCGCACCCCGGCGCCGGACAGGCGCTGTTGCCAGCCGTTATCGTCCTTGGTGGTCACATCGACGTCTTCGCCGTTGACCGTCCAGGTATTGGTCCGCAGGCCCGCGATGGTCGTAAAGACCTGCGGCGAGCCGCCGGTGGTATCCGCCTTCAACAGTACGAGTTTGCCTTTTTGCGCCGCTATCTCTTACCCTCCTGCCGGGAATCCGTTCATCCAGTCTGGTTCCGGCACCGAAGTGCCAAACGAAGTGGGCCTCCCTGGCCCGTGTTCTGCCTGCCTGGCCGTGGCGGTGCGGGTCTCATCCAATGGGGAGTCGCACGGCCATCTAGCGGGCCAGCAAAAACCGAAACGCATCGCCACGGGCAATCTCACGCACCGACCATTGCGCCCATGCCAACCGTTCCAGCGCCGGCAGCCGATCCGGCTTGGCGGGCGATTCGATCTTCTCCAATCCGCGGCGGCATGCACTGGCGCAGACAATGCGCGGTGCCTCGTAGAAAACCGGTACACCCAATACCAAGGCCCGCGCGGCGATGCTGCTCGCCCAGATCGCCACCGCGTGCGCGCCCTTGAGTGCTTCGGACAGCGGCGGCTGATCGGGCACGAATTTCGGGTGACAGCGCAGTTTGATGGGCCGCTGGCTCAGGCCGCGCAGGCGGGCAATCGCCTGATCGTGCCAGAGCGGCGGGCTGGCCATGCGCGCGCTGCCGATGCCGCGCTGTTCGCGCACCAGGATGTGCTCGCCGTGGGATTGCCACGGCCGCAGCGCGATGCCGAACGACTCCCAGCGTTCCGGCCCGCCGCACCGCCAGTGTCCGGCCCCGTTATGATCGTGCAAGGCGAGT